ATGGCCCGCTCCTCTGTCGTCAAGGCGGGGGAGCGGGGCCTGTCCCCCCAGGGACGGGCTCCCCGCTCCTTCTGCCCGGAGGTCCGCCGCTTCTGCCGTGACCTCGTTCGCCCTACCCCCGTGCTGGTGCTGGAAGCAGGGGTGACCTGCGGCCATCTCCTCGACGGGCTCGCCTACTACACCGCCATGGCCTTCTCTCCGCTGGGTTCCCGCGAGCGCTCGGTGGACGCGGTGACCCGGGGGCACTGGACGCTTCAGCGTGTGCTGGAGCTGCTGGACGCCCTCTTCCGCGTGCCCCTGGTCCTCCTGGAGAACTTCCGCTTCCGGTTGCAGCGCCACGCCTGCGCCGAGTCCGCGTTCCGCGAGCTGAGCCGCGCCGCCCACGCTGCCGTCCACCTGGGCACCACGCTGGATCGCGCCGCCCGGGAGCTGGGCATGGAGCCCTTCGACGGCGGCCCTTTCGCCGTGGCCTCCGGGGGCGAGACCCCCGCGCTCCCGGGGCGTCCGCTGCTGGCGGGAGGTGCCCGGTGAGCACGCTGCAACGGTTCGAGTTCGAGGGGCAGCCCTTGCCCGTGTTCACCTTCCACGAGCGCCCCTGCATGATCGTCGGGGACGTGGGCCGGGTGCTGGGGTACGGCGACGACGGCAAGCTGCTGGTCACGAGCATGCGCAAGCTTTGGGGTGACGAGCTGGTCAGGGGGACCGACTTCGACACCCTGGAGGGGGAGGCGCTGGCGGCCTTCAAGGCACTGGCGGGCGAAACGCCCGTCAGTCCGAACACCCGCTCCCTGACCATCCTCTACGAGTCGGGGCTGCACCTGGTCTGCCTCAAGACGGAGAAGCCCCTGGGGAAGAAGCTGCGCCGGTTTCTCGCCGACGAGGTGATGCCCAAGCTGATGCGCCGCGAGCCCATCACCCCCGCTCCCCAGCTCCCCACCGACCCGCCTCCCTGGGCGCGGGAGATCCTGACCCGGCTGGCGGCCCTCGAGGGTGCCGCCGCGAGCCACGACCACGACGGGCAGATCGGGCCGGCCCGCGCGGCGGTCCTGCGGCGCCAGCTCATCGTGTTCGGCCAGTTGATGGGGCATGGCGACCCGAGGGCGGCGAAGTCGTGGCGCACGATGGGGGACAACGAGCTGCGCGAGCGGCTGGGGCACCCCCGCAGCAAGGGGCGCCCGTGGTCGCGGCTGCCGGTGGGGCGCTACGGCGAGGCGCTCAGCGCCCTGGAGGCGATGCTCGCCCGGGCCCGCAAGGTGGACGTGGCCCACCTGGAAGCCTCGCAGTTGCCGCTCAAGGCGAGCTGAGACCCCTCGCCGCAGCCTCGGCGCCCCTGCTTTTGCGGGGGCGTTGTGCTTTTAAGGTGATCTTGCTTGCAGCATGGAGCGACCATCCCAGGTTGCGACATGGGACTTCACGAAGACCTCCGGCTGCTCGCCGAACAGTTCAAGAAACGAATCGCTGTCATCAAGGGGGAGGAGGCGACCAAGCAGGCGCTGGTGCTGCCGTTTCTTCAGACCCTCGGGTACGACATCTACGATCCCTCAGTGGTTCAACCTGAGTACGTGGCTGACTTCGCCAAGCGACGCTCAGGAGGGCCTGCGGAGAAGGTCGACTACGCCATCCACAAGGGAGGTCAGCCCGCCATCTTCATCGAGTGCAAGGCGCTGGACACCCCGCTCGATGCCCACGATCCCCAGCTCGCCAGGTACTTCAACGCGATCACCACGGTGAAGCTCGCCGTCATCACCGACGGGGTTCGGTATCGGTTTTTCACGGATCTAACGACGCCGAACGTCATGGATGCGAGCCCTTTCTTTGTCTTCAACGCCCTCGCTTTTTCCGAGAGGGATGTGGAGCACCTGGCGCTCTTCACCTTCTCCAATTTCTCCGTCGACGCGGTGCAGGCCTACGCCCAGGATCTCATCTTTATGGAGAAGGTCGCCGCCCTGGTGGGAGACCTGCTCCGCAACCCTTCCGAGCCCTTCGTGCGCTTCCTGATCGACCAGATGGAGGTCGTCCAGGGTCGCGTGACCGCCCGCGTGGTCGAGCGGGTTACCCCTGTTGTACGCAAGGCCATCCGAACCACCATCGTGGAGATGATGACCAAGTCGATCGCCCAGGAGATGCCCCTGTCCGTACAGCCGGACGCGATCCCCTCGACAGCTCCCTCGGGGAGCGGGAAGTCGAGCCCGGAGGCCACCCCTACCCCCTCCTCTGTGCAGGAGTCCTCCAAGGGTGCGGTGGAGACCACCGGGGAGGAGCTGGCCATCTTCAACCTGGTCGGTCAGGTGTGCCACGACACGGGGCTCGGGGTGCCCATCGCGTACAAGGACACCGTCAGTTATTTCGGGATCAACCTCGGCAAGGTGACCCGGTGGTTCGTCCGGGTGTTCGCCAATGGAGGCAAGAAGAGCGCGGTGTTTCGGGTGACCCCTGACCAGGCGGCTCGTCTGGATACCAAGATCGACGTAGAACCGACCGCGGATGGACGCGTGCGCTACTACTACCAAACGCCCGAGGATTTCATGAGCATCCGGTCGCTCATCGCGCTGGCCTACAAGCTGGAAGCGGCGAGAAAAGATGACGGAGGCAGCGAAGATGCATCGTGAATCCATCCCTGCGCTCAGGGCCTCCCTCCGGTGGCTGATGTTGGTCCTGGCGGTGGCAGCCTGCAGCAGCAATAACGAAGATGATTTGTCAGCCCCAGTGGCAGGGCGCGACGGGACCGGGGTTGCAGGCCAAGGCGGGGCCGGGGCTGGTGGGGCTGGTGGGGGCCAAGCGGGTACCACCAGCACCGTTTGCGTCCCCGGAGCAACCCAGGTGTGCCTAGGGCCAGGCGCCTGCCAGGGCGCCCAAACCTGCCGCGACGATGGCTCGGGTTACGAGCCCTGCAACTGCGGTTCGGCTGGAATTGGTGGCTTCGCTGGCGACGGGGGCACCAGCGGGGCCGGCGGCGATGCAGGCTCCGGGGGCAACGATACTGCGGGCTCCGGTGGGTCGGAGGCGGGCGGCGCGGGTACCGCAGGGGGCGGGGGCGACAGCGGAGCGGGAGGCGACGGTAGCGCTGGCCAATCGGGAGGAGGTGGAACCGCGGCTGGGTGTTCCCCTGCTCTCTGCGGAAAGAACAAGCTTCCGAGCGGTGAGATCGTGGACTGCGGAACATGCCCTGGTGCAAACATCTGCGTGCCCGCTCCAGGTGATCCAGAAAACTACAACGTCTGTTGCCTTCCCACAGACCAGTGTCAGACGGGGCAACTCTGTGGAAGCCTCAAGGATCTGTGCGGAATTTCCTACGAGTGTGCCTGTTCCGACCCTAGTAAAGTCTGCAAAAACAAGATCTGTGTAGACCCCTAAGGCTCACTGTCCCCCGGCGGCTCCTGCGCCGCCCCGATGGCGTTCTTCACCACGTCGCAGTCGGGCAAGGGGATGCTGAATTTGGGTGGGAACGGCAGGGGAAAAATGTCGAGGCTCGGCAGCCCCGGGATCTCGAACGACGGCAGGGGGATCTCGATCTCCCCACACGGCGTCATCACCTTCGGCCCAGCCATCAGCTCGCCCCTCCGACGAACACGCTCTGCGAGATGGCCGCGGCGCCAGCAATGCTCCCCCCGGCCTTCGCCACCACCGCGCCCCCGGTGGCAGGCGTGGGCACTCCGTCCGCGGGCCCGTGGTTGAGGGTGATCGGCGAGCCGAAGACCTGCGTCTGCCCGTTGCTGGTGATGAACACCCGCCCGTCGCTCACCTCGATCCGACTCTTGCCGTCGGGGGACACCAGCGCTGCGGCGCCGTCGCCCACGGAGAGCTGCGCCCCCTTCGCGTCCTTGATCTGGACGCCGTAGCCGTTGGTCGCGCCGTTCCAGCTCATCTGGATCGTGGTGCCATCGTCTGCCGAGACGACGAAGCCCGAGAAGAAGTCGCTCTGCTGTCCCTTGAGGCGCACCACCTTGATCGCCCCCCGGTAGTACTCGCGGTGCCCGATCCCCTTGGGGGGCGCGAAGAGCACCGCCCTGGGCTGCGTGGCGTTGTTCTTCGCCGCCGAGCCCTGCTCTTCCAGGCCCTTGCTGTCCAGGGGAACACCCGCAATCGACGGGGGGATCGGGTCTTCCCTGCCGCCGGGGACCGATGCCGTAGCGACGCAGAGCCCATCCGGCCTCCCGTCGAGCAGATCCACGAGGATGCGCTGTCCCCTGCGGAACGGCGCCACCTGGAGCGCCCCGCCGAGGGGCGCCGCCAGCAACGCCACCACCTCTGCGCCGACAAACGGCCCCGTGAGCAGCATCGCCGCGACGGTGATCCCGTTGCTGTCTCCTTCCTGCCACACGTAGGTGGGCTCCTCATCCACCACCCTCGCCAGGGCTTTCCAGCACCGCTGTCTGCCTCCGTCGCTGGGGTCCTGGTCGAGGGCCTCTGCCAGGGCCCCCGATGTCGCTGCATCTGCTCTCATGGTCCTCTCCTGGCCTGACGCCAGAGGGCGTCAAGGGCCGCACGGGCCTCCGCTGCGTCCGACAGCGAGGCAAGGCTCTGGTAAGCGGCGGCAAAGGCCGCCTTCGCTTCTTCAAGAGGGCCGGCGGCCAGCGCGCTCACCTTCGCCTGGAGTTTCGAGAAGGCCTCGGCGAAGACGTCGCCCTGGAAGTCCCCGACGATCTGGACGAAGTTCACCAGCCGAAAGGTCAGCTCCACGTCCTGCCGCTCGCCGCCGCTCACCTGCAACTCGTCCACCCGGAACTTCGACAGTCGCGGCACCGACGCCAGAAGCCCCCCGATGCGCTTCGCCGTGACCTCTGGCACCCCGGAGGCCTGGAGCAGTCCGGCCATGCCCTCGGCGCTCACGATCCCCGTCAGGGCCTGGACCTCCGGCGGGAGCAGCGGGTTGTCCCCGCCGGCCAGGTAGCCGAAGTCCACCGTATCCCCGGCCCGTAGCCGCAGCAGGTCGCCGCCCTGGGCGTCGGGCTCCAGAGGGTTGGACCACGGGGCGTGGGTTTTGATCGTGTATTTTACGCGCTGGCGGGTGCGCTCCAGGAAGATCATCTGCGCCACCTCCAGGAGCCGCTCCTTGCTCGCCACCGGCCCCCAGGGGATCAGCAGCACGCTCTCGTCGAGCTGCTCGTAGCCAGGGAGGCCGATGTTCGCCGCCACCGGGGGCAGCCTCGGGGGCCTCCCGGGCTCGACCAGCGTCGCCTTCTGGCCCTTCGGGTCCGGGGGCCACCGGGCCGTGTAGGAGTCGCCCGTGTCGGGGTTGTACCCCACGACCTGCACCGACTGGCTCTTGACCCCCACGAGCTGGTGTTCTGCCTCGATGCTCTCCACCACCTGGCCCACCAGCAGCGCCGCCTTGCTGGTGCTGGCGCGGCCCTCGTAGAGCGGGCCTGCGGTGCTCAGCTCGATCGTCGTCACCCGCAGCCTCGCCACGCACCCGAGCCGCGCGGCCTCTTCGGTGATCACGTCGAGGTAGCTCTGCTGTCCCCCGGTCGGTTTCTTGGCGGTCTTGCCGGCCTTCTTCTGGGCCTTGGGGACGTGGCGCCCGGCGGTGGGCTCCTCGCTGGTGGGGTCGACCCACCGCACGCACAAGCCCTCCGCCGGGGTGCCCACGAGCAGCCTGCGGATCGCCTCGCTGAGCGTCAGGCTCTGGTCCAGGCTCACCCCCGCTGGAACCTTCTTCGACGCCAGCAGCCCGAGGTAATCCCGGAACGGGAGCTTCACCGTGGGGAGCGAGCCGTCGCCGATCGACACGGCCTCCGACGAGCAGATTCCGGCGAAGTCCACCTGGTCCCGGTGGTCCGCGAGGCGAGGCACCCGCAGCCCCTCGTCCCACTCCTCGGCGGAAAGCTGCCGGATCAGCACCTCGCAGGTGATCGCTCGGATCGCCTCCGGGGGCACGGGCAGGACCGCGAGCGGCAAAACGCACTCGAACTCGTCGGCGCGGCGGAAGCTGTTGTAGGTCACCGACCAGCTCAGCGGCGCCAGGTCCAGGAGCACGAAGAAGGGTCGCTTGCGGCTCGCCCCGCTCTCCTCGACGTAGGCACAGGGGTCGGCGTTGAGAGGCTGCGGCGGCTTGCCCTCCTTCGCCCGGGTAGCGTTGGCCACGGCCAGCGCAAGGTTCACGGCCTCCGCAGCCCGGCGCGCTTCCGGGCCGTCCAGCTCGTCGTAGAGCTCTACCCGGAGCGTCACCCCGCAGGCCACCCGGACGACGCTCACACCTCCACCTCCCGCACGCCGTCCGGCACCACCTGCCCCGCGAGGCCGTTTTTCCTGGCGATCTCCGGCCACCGCTCCGCGTCGCCGAGCGCCGTTCGGGCCACGTCCGCAAGGCTCTGCCCGGGACGCACCGCCACCCGTTGCCCCTGCCTCCGGGCAAGACCATCGAAGATCGCCACGACCGCATCCATCGCCGTCTGGTTGGCCTCGCGGATCGCGCCTTTGGCTTGCTGGGCTTTGGCCATCGCGGACGCCCGGGGGCCCAGCGCTCGCCCGACCCCCTGCGCGGCCTTGCCCGCGGCGAGGTAGGCGTCCCGGGTGTCGCCGAGCTGCACTTCCAGGTCGTGGAGAACGTTCCCCAGGGACCGGGCGGCGGCCAGCGCCTCGTTGGCCAGGCGGGCCGGGGCGGCGGCGAGGCTTCCGATCTGCTGCACCGTGCGGCGGAGCTGGCTCACGCCGGCGCGCACCCGACCGATGGCGCCCCGGATCGCCGTGAGCGCGTCCGGGTCGAAGGCGTCGCCGGCTTCCGCCAGGGCGAGGCCGTAGCCGCTGTCGGCGGCCCCGAGCTGCCCGGCGAGGTCCGCGCCGGAGGGGGGCTGCTCGGGTCGGGGGACGGGCTCCCCCAGCCCGGACCACTCCCAGGTCAGCACCAGGGCAAAGCCGAAGCTCGGCGCCACACGCCCCCCGCCGAGGTCCACGCTGGCGCCGCGCCCAGGCCGCACCGTCACGCGCCGCAGGATGCCCCTCCGGGTCAGCGGCCCGAGCTGCACCAGGCACGAGCGCGCCCTGGCCTGGAGCGCCTCGAACAGGGCCAGGATCTGCTCCGCGTTGGTGGGCGGCACGGTCCCCACCACCGACAGGTCCCCGGGACGCAGGTGCGCCGGGTCCAGGGCGAGGGTCATCTCCGTCTTGTCGTAGGTGGTGCCGGTGACGCTCGAGTACCCCTCGCTAGCCCCCATGGGCGTGCGGGTCTCCCCCTTGGTCTCCGTGGTCCACTCGGCGCCCTCCTCAATCCCGAGGCCTCGCCGAAGCAAGATCGTGATCGGCCCGGGGCCCAGCTCCTGGACCACCAGCGTCACGCCAGAGGCTACCGACGGGAGCCCCCGTTCGACGACCAGGGCGTTGCCTCGCTGGTCGAAGCGCCGTCGCATGACCGCTTCGGCGAGCTGTTCCGGGGAGAGGCGCGCCGTGGCCATCAGAACCTCCCGGGCAGCGGGCCGCTACGGACGAAGGAGCGGGCGTTCTGAAGCGCCTCGGTGAGGTCGCGGCGGGTGCGGACGTAGATCGCCTCCTCGTTGCCCTCCCCGAGGTCCCACTTCAGCGTCACTTCCACCTGTTGCTTGCCGGAGGTCGAGGGGGGCTTCTTCGGGAGCGACGAGCCTCCGGCCATGGTCCCGGAGGTGGTGATGATCGGCGCTCCCATGCCGCCTGCGTCGAAGGCTCGCATCAGGTCTTCGTCGACCGGTGCGAGGGTCTTCTTCTTGAGGCCCAGCTTGTCCACGATCTCGTCCATGAGCTTGGTCAGCGGGCCGATCGCTTCGGTGGCGTAGCCTGCGAAGAGCTGGAGCGTTTGGGCGAGCCAGGTGAGCCCGTCGGCGGCGAGGGTTGCGCCCGTGACGATGACCTCGAACGCGACCGCGAGGGGGATTGCGTAGAGGCTGGCGAACAGGCCCAGGAGCGGCTTCATCGCCTCGTAGAGCTTCAGGCCGGCTTCCCACAGGGCCTCGAACTGGCGCCCGACCCCCTGGACGCTGCTCCAGAGGCGCTCGCCGGCCACCATGAGCTTGTCCCACTCGTCGCTGAGGAACCGGACAAACCCGAACGTATCCTGCTCGATCGCGAGGTACGTGGTGGCGAGGAACCCGGCGAAGCCCGCAGCGAGGGCGCCCCCAGCAAGCGCTCCTGCCCCCCCCAGGGTGCCACCAGCCGCAGCGGCGGCGGAGCTTCCCGAGGCCCCTGCCGCAGCGGCCCCTGCGCTGCCTGCTGCGGCCTCGGCGGCCCCTGCCGCCGCGGTCCCGCTACTGAAGAGCCCCATGGCCCACTTGCCCACCATCGCCGTACCCTGGACCATCTGCGCCGTGCCAAGAGCGATCTGTGCTGTGGGGGCGGCGACCTTGGCACCTCCGTAGAGCAGCGCCGCTCGCTCGATGCCTTTGGCGAGGTCACCGCCGCCGAGGGTGCGGACCAGATCGATGGCGCGATCTGCGGACTCGGAGACCCAGCCGGCGAAGGCCTTGGCGCCGCTGGTGATCTCGGGCCAGTGGCTCACCACCCAGGACGTCGCCGACACGACGCGGGCGAGGCCGTTGTCCACCAGGTGGTCGACCCACAGCACGGTGCTCTCGATCGAGCCGTTCAGGTCCGGGAAGAGCTTGCCGATCTCGGAAGTGATTTGCCCGAACCGATATCCTGCCGTGGCGCCGAGCTTTTCCAGCGCCCCCTTGACCGGGCCCCCTTCCCCGAGGCCCTCGATCAGGGTCTTGGTGATGCCGCCGAGGTTGCGCTTTAGCACGCCGAAGGCCGGCGACATGGCGAGGCCGCCCATGGTCATCATCAGGTCTTCCGCCGTGGCCCAGAGCCCCTTGAAGCTCTCCCCGGCGGCGTCGCTGGCCGCGAGGAAGGCCGGGTTCGTCAGGGCCTTCTTCAGCGTGTCGATGCGCTTCTCGGGAGAGAGCTTGTTGAACGCCTCGGCGCTCTCGATCCCCAGCGAGGGGATGGACTTCAGGGCCTGGAAGAAGGGCAATTCGGCACCGGCGCTGCCCTGAAGCATGCGCATGACGTCGGAGCCGGCCTGCTGGAACTCCACGCCGAGGGCCGGAGCCGTGGCGATCACGCCCTTGGTGATTTGCCGCAGCTCCTCCATGCTCCGTCCGGCGCCGACGATGGGGGCCGCGATCTTGCTCGCCGTGTCGACAAAATCGGCCATCCCACCGGCGCTCTGCACCGCGTCCATCTTGAACTGCGCGAACAACGCCCCGGTCTCGCCCTGGACGCTCGCGAAGCTCCGCTCCGTGGCGGCGGCGATGACGGAGGCAAGCTGGATGCTCTTGCCTTCGAGCATGGCGAGGTTTTGCCCGGTGGCGGCCATCGCCGCGGCAGACCCCACCGCCGCCGCCGTCACCGCCGCTGAGCCTACCGCGACGAACTTCCCCAGCACTCCTGCGGCCATGCCGCCGAGGGTCTGGAGCCCTCCCCAGGCCCGCTCGGCGCCGCCGTGGAGCTTGTCGAAGGCGCCCTGGAGCGCGTCGACGGAGCCGGCCGCGCGGCCCATGTCGTTGACAAAGCTCGCGCCGCCTGCGACCTTGAGCGTCGCGAACACGTCGTACTGGATTCCTTCGGCCACCGGCTACCTCTGTCTCCTGCCGCGCTCCGCTTCTTGACGCTGGCGCTCGGCGCGACGGTGGAGCGCGTCCGCAAATCGATCTCGGGTCAGCCGCGTCGAGCTCCAGTACACCTCCCAGGGCATGCCAGCCTCGACGAACCCGGCGGCATCGTCGTAGAGCCGCTCCAGGCGCTCCTCCGCCGAGATCGCTGCAAATCGCAGCGCGAACTGGAGCGCGTAGAGCGGGTCATGTGACCTGCCGAAACGAGGCCAGCGCGACCGCCCGCGCGGCAGCAGAGGGCGTATGAGCCAGGGTGTACGCCTGGGAGAAGATCGCACGGCCCATGCTGCCGATCTCCTCCCAGTAGGCTCGGACTTCGAGCGCCGGGATGGGGCGCCAGGGGCCGGGGACCGTGGACTCCTCCCCGTTTTCCTCGTCACGGGCCGTCATCGGATCCGCGATGGCCACGAGGGTTTTCCGGATGGTGTAGATCCCCACCAGCGCAGGCTTGCCCTCGCGATGAGACTCGACGACGGCCTCCTCCTCCTCGCTGGCCGTGAGGTAGATGCCCTTCAGCCACACCCCGGCCTCGCGCTGGGCGTCGGTCCAGTGGCGCGAGCCGCGCTTCAGCACCTCGCCGGGGAGGAAGATGGCGAAGCCCTCGCGCTGCGAGCGGGGCGGCAGTGAGGAGAGCCCTTTGAGGCCGGGGACTTCGGGAGCGTGGTCAGCCATCAGATCACCTGAATCTTGTAGAATTTGCCCTTCATCCGGTGGGTGCCGGTGAGAAATTCGGTGCGCCCCCCCAGCTCGAAAGGAAGCCCCTCGAAGTGACCGTCCCGGAAGGTGACCTGCAGGGTGCTACCGTCGGGGGAAGCGAACCGGAGCTGCACCGCAAACTCGTCCGTCGAGGTCCCCTCCGCCTTCGCCTTGATGGCGTTGACGTAGGCCACGATCTCCTCGGCGGCGGTGGGCTCGAACTTGAATTCCAGCTCCCAGCCGTTGGCAAACTCCCGGTAGTCCGGGCCGATCTCGCCGATGAACTGTTTTTGCGTCAGCTCGAAGGGGAAGCTGAAGCTCGTGGACTCCAGCCCGATCGACGGCAGGAGCTGGTCCTGCGTCGTGGTGTTGATCAGGGTCAGCGACCCCTCTTGTCCGGCGTATCGAAGGCCCATGGCTTACCTCACCCTCGGCTCAGCTCGACGGCGTTGGGGCCGACGCTGAGGTTGAACAGGATCACGTCGTCGCTCTGCACCGGCGTCACCGCCACGTCCCAGCGCAGGACCCCTGTGGCCTGGCCGTCCACCAGGCTCACCTGGTAGTCCTCGACGGTGTCACCCACCAGGCTGTCCAGGAACCCCTCGATGGCGGCGCGCTGGCGTTCGCGTCGGGCCACGGTCCCCTGGCGCTTGGCCTGCGGAAGCAAAAAGCTCGCGCAGGAGTCGCCGATGAAATCCGCCAGCGTCTTGCGGCTGATGTCGACCCGGGACGGATCCGCCGATGGATCGACAGAGGTCACCCCCTGCTCGAAGGTGACCCCGTTCTGGGCGTCGAAGAACGCTCCGCAGATTCCCGCCCGCTTGAAGGCTGCGTAGGTCGTGAGATCCCAGCTCTGCGCTACCGTCTCCAGGCCAGGGAAGAGCGAGGGCGAGTAGCGCAGCACCGGCTCCTCGGGGAGCTGCCCGGGGTTGTAGCCCGGCGTGAGGCTACCCCAGCGCGCGGCGAGGAGCGCGTCCGGGTGGCGGACAGCGACCCCGTCGGTGCTGTGCCCGCCGTCGATAAGCTCCTGGTAGAAGCACCGCACCCCGCCGGCGGCGTAGGCTACCTCCTCGGCGCGGGTCGCCCCGACGCCCGGGGCGGCGCTGCCGATGATCGTCGTGGCGCTGGTGCCGTTGGGCGGGCAGAGGAACGCTCGCCGGCCAAAATGCCCGTTGGCGCTGGCGTCGAGGGCGTTCTGCCGCAGACGGGCCCGGATGGCGTTCGATTGCCGGGCCGAGAGGATCCCGTTCGCCTTCTTCGTGGCGTCGTTGGTGATTCCGAGGGTGGCGTCGATGGCCGCGAGGTACCGGCTGTCGAGCTGCGAGGCGGTGAGCGCCGCGGTGAGGGCGTCGTTGTTGGTGACGCTCCACTCCAGGTCGCCGGGCTTGTCCTCCATGGTGTCAATGGCGTCCGCCGCCACCCCCGCGTAGGTACCGTCGTCGACGGCGGGGCGAACCTTGACGTTGATGCTGGCGGTGCTGCCCGCGGCGGCGCTCTTGGTCTGCATGGTGACGACGCGGGTGGCGTCCGCGCCGCCGTCGGAGCAGCGGAGCCCCGCCGGCAAGGAGATCGCGGAGGGCAGGGCGGCGGTCACCGCGTCGCCCGCAACGAACCCCAGAAGCGCCGCTGCGGTACCGCCGACGATCTGGACAGAGCCCGTGCCTGCGGCGGTGCTCACCAGCCGGGGGAACCCTGCGCTCCCGGTGGTCATGACGCGACCGGCGGCATCCACCTTGGCCTTCAGCTCGGCGAAGGTCATGAGCGAGATGTCCGCGGCGTCTCCGGTGCCGCTCACGTCCTCGTCGTCGGCGGGCGACGAAGAACCCGACGTGAGGCCCAGGGTAGCCGCGGTCGAGCTGGCCTTGACGTAGACACGGCTGGCGGTTCCCTTCCTCAGCGAGGTGATCCGGAGCTCGCCGCTGGCGTTGCTGGCGATGGTGGCGCCATAGGTCGCGTTGATCCGGGAGATGATCTCGGCAAGGGTGTCGTCTCCGGCCTGAAACACCACCTCGAAGGTCGCCCCGTCGTCGATGGCCAGCTCGAGCACCTCGCCGCCGGTGAAGGCGTTGTAGGTGCCGCTGGTGGCCGTATGCACCGCCGCCGTCGCGGCGAAGGTGACCGTGACGGTGCTGCCTCCGTTGATTTTGAACTGGAAGGTCAGCCCATCGTCGAGGGCAAAGGGCCCTTTGAGGGTGCCCTCGACGAAGGCCCGCGGGGTGAGGGTCACCTCGCCGATGGAGCTGTCGACCCGGCAGAACACCAGGCCCCCGCCAAACACCAGGCGCGCGGTCTGGAGCCAGCCGTTGCCGTTCCAGGGCTCGCTCCCGCCGCTCTGCTTGGCGCAGGGGTACTGGTGCTTCTGCGAGCCGTAGGTGTAGCCGAAAAGGCCAAACTTGGTGGCCTGGTCCGAGCTGGTGAGCAGCTCGGTAGGGACGTTGAACTCTCCGTCCTCAAACTCCCCCACGACGATGATTTTTCCGAAGGGGGCTGCGTTGACCGGACGGGCCGGTGGGGCGTCGACCAGCACCACACCGGACACGGCGAGGAGGACGGCAAGGGAGGGGAGTGCAGAAAAGCGACGGATGAACATCAGGCCTCCGAGGGAGCAACAGAGACGGTGACCTCGGCGCGGAGGTCGGGGAGACGGGGGCGGGCCACGAGCCGTGGAGCCTGCCAGCGAAAGGTCACGTCCGCGCGCCAGACGCCCCCGGCGGCGGCAACGCCGTCGTCGACGGGGACCGGGGCGCTGCTGAGGGCGACGCGAGCCAGGGGGAGCCGCTCGGGAGGCAGGACGCCCTGGAGTGGGCGAGGGAGGGCGGCCTCCGGCAGCGGCAGCCCGATGCCCTGAAGCGTATCCAGGTTGCCCGTGAGCGCGTCTGCGACGGCGTTGGCCAGCGCGTCGCGCTGGGGGGCATGAGAGGCCAGGACATGCACCACGCCCTCGCCGGTGTCCTCGCCCACACGCCAGAGCGCCCAGGCGTCGTCGAGGGAGATTACGTCCTGGCCGTCGACCTCGTAGGGAATGGCGAGAATCGTGTCCCGCTGGCTCACGGTGCGGCCCAGGACGACGAGCGAGGGGTAGGCGGAGGGCACCGTGCCCCGCGCCCACTCCTCGCCCACGTAGGCCGGGCGGAGCGGCTGCGACGAGCCCTCGACGTGGGCCTCGATGCGCTCCAGGTGCCAGGCCAGGGCGACCAGCACGGCCATCTCCGGTTCCAGTTCGCTGGCGTTGGGCAGCGGCAGGAGCCCGCGAGCGTCCGCGAGGGCCCGGGCCTGGAGGTCACGCGCTGACGGCCTCACAGGGCCCTCCGGAGCGCGTCCTGGAGCAGCCGTGGGAGGCGGGAGCGCAGGGCCTCGACGGCGCGGCGGAGCACCCACCGGGGCTCGATCCCGCGCTCGCCGATCTTCTTCTGGATGGCGAAGGCGGCGCTGGCCTCCGCCTGCTCGATGTCGACCTTGGTGGCGCGGCGCTGGCTTGCCTTCGCGGTGGCCTTGGCCTGCGCCTTGACGAAGCCCTTACGGCGCACCCACGCCAGGATCGGGCCGTAGGGGACCGGGCCCGGGGCGCGGCCTCGCTCGATCCAGAGCGCCTGCTTGCTGGCGTTGCCCACGAGCGCGCCGCCCGAAATGGGCTCGAACACCCAGGCGGCCTTGTACTGGCCCTGGTCCACGGGCTGCGGGTCCGTCGAGGCGATGGCCTTCTGGACCAGCGACCCCTGGAGCTGCATGGCGCCGTCGACCATGGCGTCTTCCAGGGCTTTGGGGGCCACCGTGGCCATCTTCCGCAGCGCCGTCGCCAGGCCCGCGGGCGTGGTCTTGACGCGCTTCATGGGGCCTCCTGAGCGGGCGTGAACACCCCCTGGGGCTCGACGCTCCGCAGCCGCATCGTCCACTGAAACCGCCGCGTGTCGCGCACCGGCGGGCCGTCGATCAAGAAGCGGCGCACCGGGCGCTCCGCGAGGCCGTCGCGCTCGTCCTGGACGATCTCCAGGAACGTTTCCTCGCCCTCGCCGCAGCGCCCGTAGTTGACGAGCTGAGCCTCGGTGTAGGTCGGGTCCAGCTCTTCCAGGACCGCCCGGCCCTGTTCCACGACGCCGTGCATGCTGCGAGCCCAGGTACCCTCCAGGAGCACGCGCGGAGGGGTGGGGTTGCCATTGCAGCCGGGGCCGCTCCGAAGCTCCACCCGGCGGTCGTCGGATACCTCGCCGCGTCCGGGGGCGCCGCCGGTCCAGGACCGCACGACGACGAAGACGCGGTAGGACCGGTCCCCCACCCACCCGTGGACGTCGCCACGGATGCAGGCAACGTCCGCCGCCAGCTCCTCGTGGAGCGTGCGGGGGTGCCGGGGTGGAGGGGTGGCGCCGGTCACCGGCTCCACCGCCCCTGGACGCCACCCCCCCCGCCGAGGCTTGGACGGTCGGGGTTGACGCAGAAGTCGACCAAGGCCGCGAGGCGCTCCCGGGCCCGGTCGAGCAACGCTTCGCGCTCCGTGCGCCCGAGGCGCGGGTCGAGGCGGATGTCCCCGACCTGGAGCACCGCCCCGCGGTTGCTGCCGCACCCACCCAGGGCGCCCGCGAGCAGCGCGTCCTCGCCGGCCTGGATCTGACGAGCGAGGGTCAAGGCGTCGGCCTTGGTGGCCGGGTCGAGCTGCTGGAGCCGACCGTCGAGCTGCCAGGCGATGGGCACGGCGCCGGAGTAGCCGACGACCACCGCCGCCACCCGGCTTCCCGGGTAGAGCAGGGCCTTGGCCACCGCGCCGTACTCCTCGTCGCTCCAGCTCGTCGTCGGCATGCAGGCATCACCAGTCGGAGCCGTACTCGAGGCCGACCGCGCGTTTGAACGGCGTCTGGTCGTTGGCGTTTGCCACGCTGAAGACGTCCGACGGCAGCACGAAGTCGAAGTAGTTGACCACGGTGATGCTGCACACCATCGCCCGCTCGTCCAGCGGCGGTCGAATCATCAGCACCCACCCGTCCAGGTTGCCCGCGAGGAAGGGACGCCCGTTGATGTCGTAGACAGCCATCTGGCCCAGCTCGTGGATGACCCTCGCGCCGCCCGCTTCGAGCACCTTGCGGTGGTCGATGAACGCTTCCGTGAGCACGTCCTCGCCGGTCAGGATGGCGCGGCGGATGGCAACGCCGGAGCTGTTGACCAGCGGCAGGCCGATGTCCTCCATCTGGACGCTGCTGCCGTGGGCCTTCCAGGAGACCTCGCGGCCCTTGCCGAGCCCGGGGGAGTCGTTGTTCTCCAGGATGGTGATGCCCTCGGCGCCGCTGAAGAACGAACCCGCGCCGAAGATCGGGGACATCCCCGCACCCTGGAACGCGGTGCGGTAGGCCGCGTCCTGGGTGATCTTCTCGCGGAAGGTTGCGTCGACGTGAAGGTGGTAGGTGCCGGTGCTGCGGTGGGGCCGCACGCCGCGGTCCACCAGGCGCTGGCGCATCTTGAGGATGTCGTTGTACGTCGGCAGGTCAGTGGACAGGATCGCCTGGGTGCTGGCGCGGTTGGCGGCGCGCACGATGAAGGGCGCCTGAAGCGGCACGCTGGCGTTGCGCTGGACGAAGCAGTAACTCCCCGCGGCGACCTCGGCGCCGAGCGCGCCGTCGAGGGTGAGGGTACCGGGTCCGTCCGGGTAGTTGGGATCCCGAGGGGTAACGCCGGTGACAGAGCGGTTGGTGATGTCGCTGGCGGCCCGGATGGTGATCTTGATCGGGTTGGCGGCGCTCACCGCCACTGGCAAGCCGTCGACGTACTTGAAGCGGAAGCCGGAGAGGCTGTCCACGTCGAGGATGGTGGCGCTGTCCGCATGCGTGGTGCGGATGACCGTGTGCCCGGCGAAGGCGCCGGAAAACAGCTTGCCGCGGGCCATGCGGGACGAGGTGCGCCCGGCCCACTCGGCGAGGCGGGTGACGGCCTGCTCGGGCTTCTTCCCGACGGTCTGGACGTAGGCGTCCATGGCGCTGAGGTCGATGGACTTGGCAAACGCCACGGGGTTGGCCGTGTAGCGCTCGACCTCGTAGCTGCCGCGGTCGGTGGCCCCCAGCGTCTCGGCGGCCTTCAGATCGACGTCAAGCAGGCCAAGACGGGAGAAATTCAGAGAAGTGCCGGTGCCCGGAGGCAGCTCCTCGCGCCTCGCGTCCGCGCGGTACCGCGCCTCGGGACGGAGAGCTTCGTCCGCCATCCGCACAAGGGCGTTCTGCTGGATCAGGTTGGCGAGGGAGGGAGGGGTGCCGACGGGGATCAGAGAAGGGGGCATGGGTAACTCCGAGGGGTCAAACGTTGTGTTCCTGGCGCCATTTCTTCCACTCCTCGGCGCTGAGCTTGCTCGCGTCGAAGGTGAGGCCGTTGCTCGCGCCGTTGCTGCCGTGGGAGGCGTTGCCCCCGAGTGCGCTGGTGCCGGTGGTGGCAGGCTGGGGGGCGTCCTTGGTGAAAAAGTAGGGGCGCCTCTCCCGGAGCTGCTTGAAGAACTTGGCCTCGTCGAAGGCCTGGCCTGCCTTCTTCGCGGCAGCCTCTGCGTCGCTCAGCTCGACCTGGACGAACTTTCGTTCGCCAGGGAGCACGCCCTGGGCGTCGAGCCGGTCACGGAGCGCAAGGGCGTCTTCCGCGGCTTTGCGCGCGGCTTTCTCCGCCTCGTACTTCGCCTCCGCTTTGCCGCGCGCGTCGAGGGCTTCGTTGTAAAGCTTCTTTTGCCTGTCCAGCTCAGAGAGCTTGGCGTCCTCGGCCTTCTTCTTCTCGTCGAGGTGGACCTTGTAGGCGTCCTCGCTGTCGAAACCGAGGTCCTTGAGCACCGCGAGACGGGCCTCTGCCTTGACCTTCTCCGGATCGACGGTAGGAGGAGGCGTCTTGGGTGGCGGCGAGGGAGCGGGAGGCGCAGGGGCGCTCCCACCAGCGCCACCGTCCTCTTCGACAGCGGCAAGGCAGGGCGCGAGCCCGAGGAGAGTACGACCGAACATGGTCAGCCGATCCCCGTGACGGTGGCGGCCAGGTCGCTGCCCGCGACTCCGTCGGCGTTCTTGGGCGGATCTGCGGTGAGGTAGACCACGTCCACCGTGCCGGCGCCGGTGGTCTCAGCGTTGAAGGCGATGCTGGTGCCGCCCGCGTTGGGGGCTGCCTGACCAGCGGAAGGGGTGGCGCCGTTGACCAGCGGGGTTTTTTCTCCAGCGGCGCCGGTACCCGTGGTCTTGGCGTGAAGCAGGTGCAGCACCGTGTAGCCAGGAGTCGCGGCAGCGGAGGCCACGGCCAGCGTCTCCCGCTGGAGGCGGACGCCGCCCGCGTGAAGTCGCTCGCCGAGGAGCGTCGACCGGAAAACAGCGGCCAGCTTGTTGAGCTCGCCGAGGTTGAGGAGTTCCTTGAGGGTCATGGTTGCCTTTCAGTTCGCCTTGCCGGCGACCCAGAATTTGGCGCCCTGCGCCGAGCCGCTCAGCTCCACCCGGCGAGGCAGGGCGCCCGCGGGGAAGGTCTTGGCGAAGAGGCCAGAACCGACGCGCTGATCGTCGCCCTGGCCGTAGGTGTCGCCCGCCACGAGCCCCAGGCCCGCGAGCGCGCTGCCGCTCACCACCCGGACGCGCCCGTAGGCGTACCCCTTGGCCGCGGCCCCTGCGTCGCCTGTGCGAAGGCTCCGGAGGCGGAGCTTGCCGTCGCTGTCCGTGTCGGCGACCTGGGCGCCCAGAGCCCAGTTGATCCGCTTCGCCGCGAGGGCCTGCGTGGTGTCGGTGGACTCGAAAGTGACGGTGACGTTGCCGCCGGCGTCGATGGCCAGCACCGCGGTCTCGCCGCCACTGAAGCCCGTGGCGGCGCTGGTGCCAAGCACCTCCGCCACCGCGCCGCCGAAGCGCAGCACGAGGTCCGTGCCAGCGGGCAGGTCCGCGACGAAACGCTCCACTTGGGCCACAGGGGTTTCGAGCTGCACGAAGGCCGCCCCGACCCCACCCGCGGTGCTGACGTTGCGAGGGGTCGGGTCGACGTAGTCGTGGCTGGTGGCTGCCGCGTCGCGGACGCTCGCCTCGCAGCCTGCGCCAGGGCGGGAAGGGTCACGGGTGGTGATCCCGAGGGCGAGGGCGAGGGTGGCGGTCACACGGGTAGTTTGACCCCGTGGCACAACTTGGCGCAACTGCTTGGAATCGTTGGCCACTTGACCGTCCTGTAATGACCATAGGATGGCTGTCCTTCGGCTACTGTGCCAAGATGTGCCTCATGGGCGAAGCCGAGAAAGAGACGGAAAAAGAGACCCTGCGGGTGCTGCTCGACGAGCAGCTTCGCCAGGACCTCGCCCGGGCCCGAGAGGTCACCGGAATCCGCAGCAACAGCGACCTGGTGAGGTACGCCTTGCGGCAGGTGGCGCGGAGGGCGCGTGAGGAGTTTCCCACGCCGGATCTCGGAAAACTCTGAGGGGCGACCAAGGTCTTCGCCAACACCGCCCTTCGCACGGGCCGCGAGTCGCGGTATTCGGTGCCTTCGCCGAAAGCGTTATCGAGCCCCTCGACGACACCACGATTAGGATTTTTCCGAAGCGCGGTACTGCTCTTCCAGGCGTCGCACCAGTTCCGTGTCGTCGTCCTGAAGCATCAGCAGCACGTGGGCCATGTCCGGCGGGATCGTCTGCCCCCGCTCCCGGTACCAGCGGTGGACCGCGAGGGCGCCCTCGATGTCGTTGCGATCCAGATCGGTGGTGGGTGGGGTCTCGGCGGTCATCGCAGGCTCCGGTCGGAGGCTACGGCATCCACGAAACGGCGTCGAGCCTCGCCGGCGAGGTCCAGGGCGTCCGCGAGGGCGTCCAGGTGCGCCTCGGGGGTGCTGATCGCGGGTCGGTCGACCGACCGGAGGCGCCGAAACGCCTCGACCAGACGCCGCGGGGCGTCCTCGGGGGTGTCGATGGCGCGGGCCGTGTGGGCCACAAGCGGCTCGACGTAGTGGTTGTAGGAGGAGATTGAGCTGTTCGCGGCGAACGTCACGATCTCCCCGCTCCGACTACGCCGCACCGTGGGCAGGGCGTAGGGGTGGCCCCCGGAGGGGGTGGTGACCCCCAGGAGCTTCGCCGCGGTGTCGCGGGCAAGAATCTCCGTCCCGGCTTCTTCCAGGCCTTTCCCGAAGGTCCGGTAGGCCCCTGGCGAGATGGGCGAGGCCCCGTGATATTCTTCGTGGAAGAAGGTCCGCAGCGCGTTGAGGGACTGGCGAGGGATCGAGGACTCCGTCTGCCCCCGGGCCATCGCCTGCATGGCCACCTGGGCCTCGACGGAGCGCTCTCGGGACACACGCACCCTGCCGTGCCAGCTGTGATCCGCATGGGCCCCGAGGATACCCTGGACTTTCTCTTCGTAGACCTCTGCCTGGGCGCGCCCCTGGACCACGTCCACGCTACGGGCGCCGTGGGCCTCGATCACGTCCCGGAGCACCCTCCGGACCCGAGCACCGTTGTCGGTCGCCCGCTCGGCAAGCGCTGCCTGGAGCTCAACGGCGAACGCCCGCGGGTCGGTGGCATGCGCCGCCCGGATCACCCGGGCCGGGATCTCCTTCGCGGCCCCCTGGGCGTCGCGGAGCGCGGCGGAGGCCATCAGCCGCAGCGCGTCCTCGTCGCTGGCCGGGAGGTACCGTCCTCCCCGGCTCACCAGGACCGGCGGCGCAGATCGACCGGCGGCGAGTTCCAGGGCCGCGGCCTGGAGCTGCTCCGGCGTGAACGTGTGGCGCTCGCTCAGGGCCAGCCACCCTCGCGGCACGCTCTCCGGGGCTCCCGCCCGGGTCAGGTCGACGAAGCGCCGCGCTTCGATGAATGGCTCCCGCTGACTGAGGGCCATCAGCCCCAGGCGCCAGGGGGAGACCGGGGCGCTTCCCCGGAGCGTGTGGGCGAGGGCCGCGAGTTGGTCCGGGGGCAAGGCCGGCGGGGGTGGCACCGGGGGGGGTGGAGGCGGTGCGGGAGGGGGCACAGGCGGCGCCACCACAGGGGCCGGAGCGACCACGGGAGCCGGTGGCGAGGCCTGGATCGAACGAGGAACCTCTGCGCCATCCTCCCAGGCGGCACGCCAGGGGATCTGCACCCCGCGGTCGTTGGGGCGCCCTGGGGGGTGGAGGTAGCGACGCCCGGCGCCGTCGACGAACACATCCTCGAGGTCCTTTACCTGCCCGTGGGCCGCCCGGCTGTCGTCCGCAGTGCGGGCATCGAAGGTTTCGATCAGTTTCTTTTGCAGGTCCGGGAACCTCGCCGCGCGCTGCGCCAGAGCCTCCTCATGCGCCCCAGCGTTGTAGGCAAACATCCCCTCCGTCCGCACGATCCTGGCGGCATCGCCGGCGGACTGGACCAGGGGGCCCGGGCCGGAGGTGAGGCGCCTCTTTACCTCGTCGAAGGTGGCGCCTTCCAGAAGTCCACGCTGCATCACCCCGGCGATGCGCTCGATGGTTCGCAGCCCGTAGCGGGCCACGCTGGTTGCGTAGCGTTCAAGGAGCGGCTCCTGCGCGGCAACAGCAGCAGCGAGGGCGAGGGGACGGATCGGTCCTCCGGTCGCTCCCTCGAAGTGATGCAAGACCCCCACGGTACCACGCGCCCCCAGCTCCCGGGCCCGAGCGCCGTTCTCCGCCAAGAGCGCCCGGAATGCGCGCCCCTGCCTCCCGAGCAGCTCGCGGACCTGGACAAGCGTGGCTTCGGTGTCGGCAGCGGTCCAGGTGTCTCCCCGGCCCTCGCGTTGCATCCTGTCGAGGCGGTCCCGCAGCTCACGCTCCAGCTCCAGGAGCTGCCGCACGAGCTGGCGCTTCGCCCGCTCGTTGAGACGCTCCACCCGGGCCCGGCTGGCGTCGAGCTGGGCCTGGATCTGCGACCGCGCCCGGGATGCTGGCACGGGGCGTGTGAAGCTCTTGGGAACAACGGCGACCATTACGCCGCAGCCTCTTCCTTCTCCGGCTTCTCGCTCGCCGGCGCTTCTTCCTCGTCTCCGTCTTCGACCGCCCCTGCCTTGCCCTCGGGGAGCTCCTGGAGGCCCATGGCGACGGCGGCTCGCTCGGCGCCAGCCATCTCGTCCGCCTCGATGGCGCGCAGTTCGTCGTCGACGTTGGAGATCGGCAGCGGGGTGCCTGCGAGCCAGGCGACGGCGGTGCGACGGCTGAGCACCTGCTTGCCTCCGGTGGCCAGGCTTGCCGCGGTGATCATCGCCTGCAAATCCGTCGGCGTGGGGGCGAACAGGTCAGGCCACACGCACTGAACAAATCGACTCTTTCCCGGGGCCCTCGGCTCGACCATCACCTCACGACCCTCGCCTCGGGTGACTCGAGGGGGGAGCGCCAGTGCGAAACGTCGGCTCAAAAGAATCCGTGCGGCGTCCAGAAGCTTTTGACAGAGGGGCACGATCAGCCCCTTGGCGTAGTCTCGCCGGAGCCTCGCCGCGCTCTTGAGGGTACGCTGGAACAGTCGCTTGAGGGCCTCTCCCGAGGTCGCTCCCTTGAGGGTCTCGGCGTCGACCACCACGACCCCGCTCTGCCGGTAGACGTGCTGCGCCCGGCGCTCAGCGAGGCGCATGCACACCTCGGCGCTCTCTCCGCTCTGCGAGAGATACTCCGCGCCGCCGCGGGCGAAGATGGTGTTGAAACCTCCTTTGCGGACGGTTCCCGGGTTGAGCGCAGGATCTTCGCGGATGACCACAGTGTCGTCGGCGTTGCGCTTGGTGGTGGCGCCAGCGGCGGCGAACAGCTCGTTCACCTCGTCGATTTCCCCTTCCGTTCCCTCCCCGTCGGGAGCGCCGTCGTGGCCGCCGTCGCTGAACTGCGGGTGCCAGACGACGGGACAGAAGCCCAGCCCGTGTTCCACACGCTCCAGCAGCGTCCAGACCCATGGGTCGCGGCTACCACTGGGAGCCTTGTCGCGCCTCAGGAGCACCTCGTCCGTCTCGCTCCAAAGGCGAGCCAGGAGCGGTCGATCCTCCGGGCGCATCGCCAGCGGCTCGTCCCCCAGGTACACCTTCGCCACCAACGAGGGAACGTGTTCATGCTCGTCGCGCCAGGCCAGCGGCCAGCAAAAGCGAGGGTTGTGATCCTGGACGACAGGATGGCCGTTTCGGAAGGCGAAGCTCACCACGGCGGTCCCCATGGCTCCGCCGAAATCCCGGGCCCGGGCGATCACGTCGGCGAGGTTGGTCATGCTCGCCACCGTGGCGAGCCAGTCTTCAGCGTCCCTGTCGTCCTCGACGGTCAGACGGCACCAGGCATCCCCTCCCAGCGTCCAGTCGGTCAGCTCGGAAACCACCTCGCCTCGGAGGTTCCACACGCACCCGGGATCCCGCTCGTCCCAACCAGGCGTGCGGCAGCCGGATCCGTAGACCCCGGGGGAGCTCTTCCTGTACCCGCTCGCGTCGAGGGGACGGTTTTCGTACTGCGACCCACGCCAGTAGGCTTCCAGCTCCGCGAGGCGCTGGGCGCGCAGCGTGTGCTGGAGGCGGTCGTTCTTGGCGAGATCGAGGAATGCGTCGAGGCTGGTCATGGGGGCTCACGCGGCGAGGCCCAGGAGCCTCCGGAGGTGGTCCGGGAGCGCCTGGGCGGGAGAGGGAGGTGGGGGCGCGGGAGGTGGCGCCGGGGTGCGCTCCGACGGGGCCGGGGCTGCGGGCTGGAAGATCGCCATGGTCGTTGCCCATGCCCCGAAGGCCTGGGCGTCGCGGTGCTCCGGAGGGGGCGTCGCCATCGCCGCGGCCTGGTCGTGGGTGAAGGTCTGGCCACCGGCCAGGACCAGCGCCCCCTGCTTGGCGAAATACGACGCCATCACGTCATCGGGGGTGTGCCCGACGCGGGAGAAGTCCAACAGGTGCGCCTCCCAGTCGCGGATGGCGAGGTAGGCTTCCAGTTCGTCCGGGGCGAGGCGCACGCGATAGTCGGCTTCCTTGTCGCTGGCGGAGGGGGCTGGAATGATCCAGCGACCGGCGCGCATTTCGGCGCCGATGCCCTCGATTCCGAGGCTCTCGTGCCATTTCTGCGAGGTCGTGGAGAAATCGAGGATGGGCGTCTCCAGCCCACCCGCGCGAGCGAACTGCGCCAACGCCACCTGAGCGCCGTTGTCCTCGACGACGAAAAGATCCGGCCGGTACCGGTCATCGAGGAGCTTCAGGCGCTCGAGCGCCACATCGAAGGACCAGCGGCCTTTTTCGATCCAGAGCACCTGCCGGGAGCCGTCGGGGTGGATGCCGAGGACGAAGAAGACGGTCTGGTCGGTTTTCCGCTTCCTCTCCGTCTTGCCTGTCGCCAGGTCGACGCCGATCGCCACGCGGAGCCGCTGGGCCATCAGTACACCCATCAGCTCCAGGTGCTCCGGGCGCAACAGGTTGCCCTGACGGTCGAAGTCGTGGCGCACGGTGCGCTGGGGACGTAGCCCGGCGCCGCGCTGACGTGCCGCCGCGAACCAGGCGGACTGGAAGATGCGTGTCGCGTCACTCCGCGGGCGGCACAGGTACATGCGCTCGAAGGAGGCGAGTGGCATCGACTCGCGCTCGGTGTTGAGCCAGGCCTGCGAGCGGAACGAAGGCCAGAGCAGCCTTCCTGTTTCGTCGATGGCGGGATACGCCTTGTACCAGACGCCAGCGCGGCGGCTGTACTCGAAGGCCACATCGTTCTCATGCCAGGCGTTGGCGAGCATGAAAAACTGGCCTCGCGTGGTCTTGCGAGTACGGATCGCCAGGTCGATGAACGCGATCAGCTTTCTGCGCTGGTGCTCCGTCAGGCTGTTCTCAAAATCCACAACATCATCGGCGAGAACGATATCGGCGCGGGTGCCCTGGGGGCTGCTATCGAGGCCGTAGGTTTCGACGGTGTCGCTGGTGGTGTCGATGCCAGCACCGGCCAGGCGGATCCGGTCATCGGTCCACGGCAGTCCAGGCTTCAGCTCCGGGAACACCGCCTGGACCATGGGGTTGCTCTCGATCTGGCGGCGGATTTTCCGCAGGAGCTTTTTCGCGTTCTCCTGCTGTTTTCCCAGGAGCAGGACGCGAATCGTGGGCATCCGGCCCATGCGCCAGATCAGGTGGTAAATCACCTGCTCCGTCTTGCCGAAACCGGTGGCGCCGTGGATGACGACGATGGACTGTGTCGACCAGGCCGCCTGCCACTCGCGGTGAAATCCCTGCTGCTCGAAGGGCGGCATGCAGGGGTCCTGATCGTTGCGAGCGCACAGCTCAACGAAGGCGTTGACGTCCTCGCGAGCCCTCAGGGTGTCCTGCTGGATGAGCCGGAGCACCAGGTCCTGGCGCTCCTCGACGGTCAGGCCGTGCTCAACGAGGGCTCGTCGCGCCATGGCGAGCCTCCAGGGCGACGATCGCGAGGGTGGCGAGGTGGTCGGTGAGCGCTGGCGAGAGCCCCGAGCCCGCCACGAGCTGCTGGCGCAGGTCGCTCACCCCGAGCTGCCAGCCCTCCGCGGCGAGGTGAGCCACGAGCTGTGCCATTCCGTTCTCGTCGAGGGGCTTTTCCGCCAGCGCCGCAGCCACCCGTTCTCCCAGCGGGAGGAACCGCCCCTGGAGTCCGGGAGGAAGCGGCAGGGGCTCAGGCTCGGAGGTCGTCGGCGGGGGCTCCGGTCCGTCGAGGGAGAGCGGGACAGGCTGGGCGTACCAGGCCCCGAGCGCAGCCCCAAGGAGCAGCGCCAGGAGCACCAGGACGACGACAGCCGGGACGCCCATCACTTCTCCGGGAACTGCGTCCTGAGGTACGCCACCACGTCGGGCTCGTCCTTTTCGAGGCAGGACTCGACGACCTTCACGGTGCCCTCGGCGCCGCTCTTGCGCAGGCCCTCGGCGGCCTTGTGCCCGGCCAGGCCGGTGTTGACCGCGAAGGCGACGCGGCTCAAGGCGACCCCCCAGGGGGCAGGGATGTTGAGCTGCGCCGCCGCCTGGAGCAGCGGGAGGCCGACGAGGCCCCTGCTCCTGGCAAGCTCCAGGAGTCCCTTGCGGATGTCGGGCTTCTCCGGAGGAGCGGGCTCCTTCTTCGCGGTCTTCGGTGCCGGAGGCGGGGGCTCTTGGGAGGCGGCGTGGGCCAGGGAGGGGGCGGCTTCGTCGGACATGCGGCACAGTTTGGCACAGTTTGAGCCAAAGCTCACCCTCAGCTCGCCTCGACGGACCGGGCCACGTCCTCGGGGGAGGCCCCCGCGAGGATGCGGGCTTTCTGCTCCGGCGTTGGGCGGCGCCCGGTCAGGGACCAGAACCGGAGCAACCGCTCGTCCTCGACGAACTCGGAGAACTGCGAGGGGATCCTGATCGCCTGGGGCTGCTCCGGCTGCCCCTTCCCGACGGCCTTGCTGGGGAACGCCCCGCGGATCTCGCCCATCGTTTTGGCGGCAGCCACGGCGCCCTTTGCGTCCCCGTTGCTCATCGCCAGCTCGTAGGCGGCCTGGAGCTGGTCGAGGGTAATGCGGGCGGCGTCCTTCAGCCCTCGGCTCCCGGAGAGGTGGCGACGAAGGCGGTTGGCCTGGGCCGCGTAGCCTTTTACAGTTTCGGGAGAGACCGCCCACAGGTTGCCGTACTGGAGCGCCTTGACCTTGGACCAGCGCCCCTGTGCCATAAGCAAAGCGATGGCCAGGATCCGGTCGTCAACGCTCTCCGCCTCCCGGGCCTGCCTGTCCGCGGGGTCCTCGTAGGGGGGCGCCTTGGGGGCCTTCTCCGAGAAACCTCGCGCGCGCGCGCCTGCGCGCCCGTGGTCAACCTCGTCCTCGTCATCGGACCGCATCACGTACCTTCCCACGAATGCGCCAGAGGCGCTTGGCCAGGCGCTTCCACCGCCGGGCCCAGGTGTGTTCTGCGGCCCACACCTCGAAGGCCTCTTTGTCTTCTTCTGCCTGGAGCCAGAGGAGACCGGCGACCTGACCTTCCAGCTCGGCGAGGCGGCGTTCTTCTGGGGTCATCTGCCCCCCACCCTCCTCTCCAGCTCCTCGCGGCTCAGTCCAAGCGCCTGCTCGGCGCCCGCGACGACCCACGCCGCCAGGTACCGGGGCCACGGCGGGGGGGTGCCGCGGGCGTGGGGGTCGTCGTGCCAGCGGAGCGCGACGAGCGCGTCTCGGATCAGCGACAGGTAGAGGGCGCGGTAGTCAGGGGTCACGAGGTGGCCTTTCGTCGAGGGGCGAGGACGTGGAATTCCACGCGGACGGCGGGGCGGAGCTTGTGGCGCTTGTGGGGCTCCTGGGTCGGGTACCAGCGCACCGGAGCCCCCGGGTTGTCGTCGCAGCCGAGCCAGCGCGCGGTGGCGTCGCGGACGTGCTTGAGGCTCCCTGCCAGGTTGTCGTCGTCGAGGGCCTGAGCGCCGAGCCGCACCAGCGAGACCAGGAGGCGCCCATGCTGGGCGAGGAGCTGGGGGCCGGCGGTCCCGCCGAACCTCGCTGCGAGAGCCGCGAGGGTGGCGTCCTTTTGCCGGGCGGTCCGCTTGGCGCGGGCCATGTGGTGCTCGCTGAGGTTGGCCTCCGAGACCGTGAAGATCTCGAAGGTGACGTCTGCCAGCAGGCGGAAGCGCGGGGCCACCTGGTCCAGCTCCAGGAGCAGCGCGTCGCGCTCGGCGGTGACCTGGGCGAGCTGTTCGGCGAGGTCAGACATCGGGGCACCCCCCGTCTCGGGCGTGAAGCTCGGCGGCGAGCGCCGCGGCCTCCTCCCGGGTGGCGTCCAGCTCTCTGCCGAGTTGCTTGGCCTTCGCCTGGGCGCGCTGTCCCCTCCGGATGGCGGCGGCGGCATGCCAGGGGGAGCCGGCGACGGCCCAGGCCTCCGCGGAGTCGTCCTCGTCAGGACGGGCTGGGAGAGGCCCCGTGGCGCAGGTCCGGGGGTCAGGCCACCGGCAGGTCCAGCCGGGCCGTGGTGGGCCCGCTGGGGGGCCGCTGATGAGGTCCAGGACGTCGACGGGATCAGCCACGGGCCGCCCTCCCCCGTCCCCCTCCGACCGCAGAGGGGACCCCCTGCGAAGTGAGGGGGGCTGCGGACGGTTGGAGGTTGCGGACGGTTGCCCGAAGTGACGTTTGGACCGTCCGCCCGCACTTTTGGAGCCGTTTTGATGCTGCCGCGGACGGTGCGGACGGTGCGGACGAACCCCTATATTCTTTTTTCTTAGGGTGGAGAGAAGAGAAAGTAAGAAAGCTGGAGGGCCAAAAAGCCCCCCAACCGCCCGCCACCGGACGCACGAATCCCCCGAAGGGCAACCGCCCGCGTCCGCACCGCCCGCACCGTCCCGCATCCCGAGGGGGGGGACCTCGCCGATGTAGTTCTTCCTTTTCAACCGTCCGCATCGTCCGCACCGTCCGGCTTGGCTTGATTTCCAGCGTTTTCTTGCGGGCGGTCGGTCCCGGCGGTTGCGGACGATTGCCGGGTGAGGGTGATCGTCCGGGTCTTGGCGTGCCCCTCCTGGGTGTAGGACACCACCACCCCACCAGCCCGGAGGGCGGCGGCGCTCCGGTCCAGCCGGGCCCGGGCCCCCCGACCCGACTGGGGCCACCCTGACGGGGGGCGCTCCCGCTGGTCGGAGGGGTAGGCGTGGCCGGTGAGGGTCTTGAGGAGCTGCTCGGCGGTGGTCTTCCAGGCGAAGCCCTCGCCGCCCTTGTCCTCCAGGTAGCCGAAGAGCGCGGTGAGGAACGGGTCCTCCGCCTCGAAGGCCTCGCTCTCCTCGCGGCTGGTGAGGTAGGCGGCGACGACGGCGCCGGGGGGGAGGCCCAGCGCGGACTCGGCGGCGGCGGCCCAGCGGGCCGGGGCGCGCATGCGGATCGACCCGGGGACGTCGGTGGTGGGGCCGGCGACCATGGCCCGGTGGGCGGCCCAGAGCAGCGCCCCGAGGACCCGGGGGGCCAGCGCGGCCAGCGCGGCCTCGAGCTGGTCGTCGTCCATGCGCCGCTGGCGGGCGGGGAGGCGCACCAGGAGCGACCGATCGAGGAGGTCCGCGCGGGTAGCCGCGTCGGTGATGCTGGTCAACAGCATGGGGCGGCAGCTCTCGAACACGTCGAGGTCGCGCCCCGCATACATCTTCCGGACCTCGAAGCCGTCGCCGGTCGAGAGCCTGCACAGGGCGTCCGACAGGTCCCCGTCGAGCGACGAGAGGTTGTCGAAGACGAGGACGTGGGCGTGCTCCGCGGAGATCGCCAGCGTGCGGAGGGCCTCGTTCCCCTTGGGAGGGAGGGTCTTCAGCTCGGGTTTTCGGGGGTCCACGAGGCGCCGCAGCGCCCGCGCCAGGGTGCTCTTGCCGGAGCCCTTCTCGCCGCGGAGGATGAGCAGCGGGTAGGGTCCGACGGGGCGCAGGCAGGCGAACAGCCAGGCGAGGATGGCGGCCCAGCTCCCGTCGTCGGCGATGTCGAGCAGCTCCCGCAGCTCGGCGAGTACCTGGGCGCTCTCCTCGTCGCTGGCAGCGATCTGCGGCGCGGGCATCGAAGAGGACCCGGACGGGCGAAACCACGGGATCGGATCGTCGACGGGCCCCACCTGGTCCCCTTCGGCGGTGACCTGCCAGGTGCCGCCCTGCCCCAGGTCCAGGAGCAGCCGGTCTGCGCTCCCCTGGAGGCGCACGGCGGCGGGGCGGACCTCGAGGTTCCGGGACGCGCGGATCCGGGTGGCGTCCTCGATGCTCGACTTGTTGAGCACCACCTGGAAGCGCCCCCAGAAGAGCCCCGCGATCACCTCCGTGTAGCGGGTGGACTCGCAGGCCAGCGCCTCCCCCTCGAAGGCCATGAACAGCCGACCGGTGGGGCTGCGGAAGAAGACCAGCTCGTCGAGCATCTTGACGAGGGCGACGCCCTTGTCTTCGCGGGGGGGCTTGGGGGCCGGGGTGGCGGCGGCGCGTCGAGCTCCACCCCCATCGCCGCTCCCGCCGCCGCCCGCGGCGGCTTCCGGGGCCTGGGCGCCATGGGGCTGGGGGGGGAGGCTCCAGACGTCGCGGGAGCCGGCGCTCTCCACGATCCGCAGATCCGGCACCGACCGGGGGCGGCTGGCGCCGGCTCGGAGCTGCCGCTGAATGGTGCCCCGGGTGCGTGGCTCGTCGGTCCAACGCTGGGCGCGAGCGACCCCGAGGAAGGCGTCGATCACCTCGCGCTCGCCGAGGACCCCGAGGTGCAGGAGCCCGCCTAGCGCGTAGCTCTCCCGGGCGAGGTCGTTGTTCCGGTCGCCGGCGGGGGAGCGGGCGAGGGTGTCGCAGGCCTTCTCGAGTGCCCGCTGGACGTAGCGCTCGACGTTGGAGCCCCGGGAGCGGAGCTGCGGCGAGGAAGCGGGCGCCGGGGGCGGGGGCGCGACGATGGGCTCTTCGATGGCGCGGCAGATTTCGTCTGCGTCGAGCAGTTCACCATCGAGGGCGATTCGGATGTATTCGCCCCCCGGGGGGGTGCCGGGGAAGAACCACAACCGGGACGCGTCGGAGGTCTTGACGTCGATGGAGTGCCCGGCCTCCTCGCAACGCCGCGCCACGCTGGCCCAGCCGTACTCCTGCTCCTCGGCGGTGATAGGGCGGTTCAGCGGCAGGATGACCCGGAACCGGGGGCTCCCGGGGCGGTGGCTGTAGGTGGTGTGGAGCAGCCCGAAATAGCCCTTCCAGAGCCCCAGGGCCTCCTCGATGGAGGTCCCAGGGTGGTCGCCGTGGGCCTCGTAATCGAGGCAGATCGCGGTGACGCCCTGGACGTGGGCCTTGTTGCGGCGGTCCCCGTCGAAGAAAGCGGGGCTCCACGCGCGGAGCGTGGCCTTGTTGGTGACGTTGCGCGGGGGGTTGGTGAACTCGGGGCGAGCGAACCAGTCCTCCCAGCTCGCCATGACCCGCTGCCCGCGGGGGTTGGTGGTGCCCTGCCAGAGGGTGAAGATCGGGAGGAGTTCAGCGGCAGCCATCACGACTCACCTCCCCTGCGGAGCCGTTCAACGGTGGTGAGCAGGTCCCAGAGGTCGGCCTTGACGGCCTCGGGGCCGTTGCAGTCCTCGCCGGTCCCGAGGTGGTGGATGCACGCGGAGAGGCGGGTCTCGATCTTGGCGAGTTCTTCTTCAACCCACCCCGTCACCCGCTCGAACGTCTGCTGGCTCCCCGCGTTGTAGACGGCCCCGTAGACGCCGCTCATGGGGTGGTGGGCCTCACAGTAGGTGTCGTCAGCGTCTCCGTAGCGCTCGATTTTGCCCCAGCAGGGTTGATCGGGGCGCTTTAGGACGCACGGCCTCCCCATCTCGTCGATGACACGCGGGCCATGGAGGCGTGGCGGCTCCCGTAGGTACCCGTTCCCCTCCCTTTCTTCCCAGTGCCCCTCGCAGAACCGGTCGCCATCGACGCTGTAGCGCTTGACCTCCCCCCAGCAGGGTTCGTCCACGTGGCCCCAGTGGCGCCCGTCGCATTCGTCCGTCGGGATGCCAATCTCGTCTAGGTTCTTGATCACGGGGTCGCCTCCTTCCTCTCGTCGCGGGCCACCGCGCGAGCGGCGGCCATGCGGGGGTGACCCGAGGAGCACCACGCGACCTCGCATCCGCTCTCGATGGATGCGAGGTGAATGCGGTCCGCCAGCGCTGCAAACCCCTCGTGACCGGAGTAGACCTGATGGTCGGAGCGAGGCACCGCGGCCTTGAGGTTGGTGTAGACGACGGTGCCCGTGTGGCGGTTCTTCTGGAGCCTCTCCAGCGCCGTCAGAATGGCTCGCGCCACCGTCTGGTTGGGCGTTGGCTCCGCGGGCACGTAGCGCGCGACCTCCTTGCACCGCCCGTTCTCGTCGTAGGCGTGGAACACCACGCGGGCCTGTTGGTCGCCCCGTTCCTGGCAGATGGCGACGTAGACCTCGGCGATCACGAGCGCACCTCCGGACGGGCGTCGATGTGCCCCTCGTGGGGCAGGCCTGCCGCAGCACGAGCGGCCCGGAGCGCCTGGACGGCGTCGCGGATCTGCTCGAACGTGCCCAGCTTGCGGCGCTTCAGGATGGCGGTGAACGTCCAGATCATGCTGCCCTCCCGGTGAGCGCGATCAGCCCGGCGCTCGCGGCCTGGGCGCAGGTGCGGGGCTCGTGCTCGACGGCGCCGCAGTGCCCGCAGAGGGCCTGCCAGCGGCGAGGATCGAAGAGCCCAACGCCCTTGGCGGGGACACGGCGCCCCCGGGCGACGACGGCGCCGCTCTCCTCCTGGAGGTAGTGGGCCCGCATCGTGGCGAGCGCTTCTTCCTGGGCGCGCTTCGGGGAGGAGCCGCTGGCGCGGTAGTGGGCGAGCCACATCGACCACTTGTCGTGGAGTTCCACGGGGATCTCGGCGGGGATGCTGGCCATCAGTGCACCCCTCCGCCGCTGTTGTCGTCGAAGAGCCCACCCTGCGAGAACAGCGCGGCCTCGTCGTCGGTGGCGAAGCGCCGCTCCGTCACGGCGCCGGTCAGCTCGCAGACCAGCTCCAGGACGTTGTCGCTGGCCCGGTAGCGCCAGTGGTGATCGAGCAGCTCGCTGCGCTTGCCCGCGGCGATGGCCTTGGTGAGCTGCTGCAGCTCGACGTCCATGGAGTCGGCGAGCTTCTTCGCGCGCTGGTGCTCCTTGTGGATGGGTAGCTCCTCGACCTCGATTTTCTTCTCCTTCTTCAGGTCCTTCTCGGCCTGGCGAGCCTGGACGAGCTGGTTGGTCAGCTCGACGGCGCGGTTCTTCAGGTCGGCGATCTGGGTCGGCGTCAGCTCCAGATCGACGTAGCGGGCAACGGGCTCACGGTCTGCCTTGCTCTTGGCCATGATCACTCCGCGGCCACGGGGGCCGCCTCCGTAGCAACGGGAGTCGGCTCCCAGTGGAATTTGCGGACCCGCAGCCCGGCCTCTTCGGCGAGGCGGGCGCGGTGGGCGGTGCCGCTCTTGGCGGCGGTGGCAGCCTCGAAGAAGGCCACGGCGTAGACGTTCCAACCTGCCCGCTGGGCGCGCACCGCGGCGGCCACCATCGCCTCGTCGCGGGTACGGCTGGTCGCCTTGAGGTTCTCGGAGCACCAGCGCCCCGGCCCCCTGCGGGAGTCGGTGCGGGTGCCGTCGGCGCGGTAGACGACGACAGGGATCCCGAGGTGGAGGGCGGAGGCCTCGCCCCAGACCTCCGGGCCCGGGGTGCCGCCGGTGAGCAGCACGGTGTCCCGGGCGCCCAGCAGCAGGTGGAGCACCCGCTCGTGGGCCCAGGAGTAGGACTCGGCGCGGTCCCCGAGGGAGCGCATGCCGGCGAGGAGGAGGAGGGCGCTCACGCGGCCCTCCGTGCCCAGTCAGGGCGCCTCACCAGGGGGGCCGTCTCCGTCCTGTCTCCGGAGAGCGAGCGCTGCACCAGCACCCCCACTGATCCTGCTAGGATCTGGAGTATCCTACCCCCCCGAGAGGATTTAGGTTCCGACGCCTCGCGGCGTGGGGGTTCAAGTCCCTCCTTGCGCACAAGTCCTTGAAATCACAGGGCAATCCCCTCCCCTCCCGGGCCCTCGACAGAGGGGCCCTCCGGGGGTTCCGGTCCCGAATCCGGTCCCGATAGGCTTCCCCTTGCAGTCGCCGTCGAGGGCAGGGCACCGGGCGGGCGGGTCCAGCGCCAGGAGCGCCGCACGAGCCCCCTCCGCCTGCGGGTGCAGGTCGTGATCGGTGGTGCCGGCGCTCCGGTGCCCCGCCAGCAGTTTGTTACGCCTGTGGTGGAGAGGTAAACGGCCTTGCACCTAACCTCGACAGAAGTAGGGGCGCAACCTGTTGCGCCCCTACACCCTCCGCATGGGTAAAAAAATAATCCCCTCCTTTGTCGAGGTTAGACACAAGGCCCGTCCGGCCCTTTCTGCTAGGATCCGGGGTGTTCTGCCACCCCGAGAGGACTTAGGTTCCGACGCCTCGCGGCGTGGGGGTTCAAGTCCCTCCTTACACGCACCATCTTCGCCCATGAGCCCCCTGTACGCCGGCCCCCTCTCCCCGCTCTGGGATGGGCTCGCGCCCCTGCTACGACGAGCGCGGGAGGTCGATGTCGCCGTCGCCTACGCCACCGTCCAGGGGGCCCGGCTGCTGCGCGGATCGCTGGAGCAAGCGCTCCGGGAGGGCGCCCGCGTGCGCCTTCTTGTTGGCTCCTACCTGGGCGGGACACGACCCGACGCGCTGCGAGAGCTGCTCGTCCTCGGTGGGATGGGGGCGCTGGTCCTCTTCATCGCTGACCCACACTTGCACTTCCACCCCAAGGTCTATCGAGTCGTCGACGGCGACGGCTTCGAGCACCTGTTTGTCGGGTCGTCCAACCTGTCGCGGAGCGCGCTCCTCGGGGGTCCGCACGTCCACGAGTGGACCCTCGGCCTCGAACGCGCGCAGGCCGGTCCCCTGATCGACGAGGCCCGCGAGCACCTCGAACGCCTGTTCGCCTCCCTGGGCCAGCGCCTGACGCCGGAAGAGATCGAGCGCTTCGAGGAGAACCTGGCGCAAGCTCCGGCGCTCCCGCCTGCGGCCTTGCTCGACCCCGAGGAGCCTCCGGAGGGGTCATCGTTGACACCCAACGAGGCCCAGCGGCACGCCCTGGAATCACTGGCGCAGGCTCGCCAGCAGGGGCATCGGCGCGCGCTGGTGGTCGCCGCCACCGGCCTCGGCAAGACCTTGCTCGCCGCCTTCGATAGCCGAAACGTCCTCCCGGCGGGGGGCCGCCTCCTGGTGGTTGCCCACCGGCGAGGGCTGCTCGACCAGGCGGCCTCCGCCTTCGGCAGGGTGCGGGGAGACCACGAGTCGCAAGGGTTCGTCGATCAGGCCAGCAAGCAAAAGGACGCCGACCAGGTCTTCGCGTCGATCTTTTGCCTCGATACCTTCTCGGACCAGGAGCTTCGTGCCTTCGATTATGTGGTCATCGACGAGGCCCACCACGGCGCCGCGGCGAGCTACCGCCGCCTGTTCGAGGTGGCCTCGCCGCGCTTCTTGCTGGGCATGACCGCCACCCCCGAGCGCCTCGACGGCGCCGATGTCTACGCGCTCTTTCACGGCGTCGTGGCCTGCGAGGTGCAGCTCCTCGAAGGTATCCAGCGGGGCTGGCTGGTTCCCTTCGCTTACCGCGGCGTTCGGGATCCGGTCGACTACGACCAGCTCTCCTGGACCGGCGGAAAGCTCGGGTACTCCGCCGCTCAGCTCGACGCCGCGCTGCTCTCCGCGGCCCGCACGCGGGTTCTCCTCGCGGAGATGGGTGCTCCGCACGTCGATGCGTGCCGGACGCTCGTCTTCTGCGTCTCCATCGCCCACGCCACGCACACGGCGGAGGCGCTGGTCGCTGCTGGCTGGCAGGTCGCCCAGGTCCACAGCGGCCCCGGGGCGCTTGCCCCCGCCGCGGCCATCGACGCGCTCCGGCGCCGGCAGGTTCAGGCCATCGTGGCGGTCGACATGTTCAACGAGGGGGTCGACATCCCCGAGGTGGACCGCATCGTGATGCTGCGGCCGACCGACTCGCCCACGGTCTTCCTGCAGCAGCTGGGACGAGGTCTACGCAAGGCCCCGGGCAAGGAGCGCCTGCTGGTCGTCGATCTGGTGGGGAACCACCGCCGCGCTGTGCAGAGGCTGACGTGGCTGGGGGTCGGGGAGGGCGTCGTGCGCAACGCTCCCGCCGGGCAGGCGCTGCAGGTCAAGCTGCCCGGCGGGAGCGAGGTCTCCCTCGACGTGGATGCGCTCGACGCCGTGCAGGCCGTCTCCCGGGCCCTGGGCGGCCCGCGCGCTCGGCTCCGCGACGCCGTGGTGCGCCTGACCGAGCAGGCCGGACAGCGCCCGAGCCTCTCGGCGCTTCTGTCCGAGGCCGGCCTGTCGCTGACGACCCTGCATGCGCTGTTCGGAACCTGGCTGGAGCTTCTCTCGGCGGCGGGGTGCCTGTCCGACGCCGACCGCAGGCTGCGAGCCTCCCCGGAGGCGGTCGCCATCCTGGAGGACGTCGAGGCGACCGAGATGACCGGCCCCCACAAGATGATCCTGCTGGGCGCCATGGGCCAAGACAGGCGCACCACGGTCTCCTTCGCCAAGGCGCGGGAGCTTTGCCCGCGGTACGCCGCCGGGCTTGATGCCTCCCTGTGGTCGTCCATCAACCCGAAGAAATTCCCGGCCCCTTACCCTGTGGACATCCTGGTAGGAGCTCATGGCTCCTGGTGTCGCCGCGAGGGCGAGACGTTCTCCCTCGCCTTGCCGCCACCGCTTGAAGTGGATCTCCTCCCTGCGATCGCGGAGCGCGCCGAGGCCCGGCTGCGCGCGTGGCTCCGGAAGAAGAACCTCCCCGAGAAAGCCGCGAAGAGATGACGACGGACACGGATGCCTGGTACACGGCCCACGTCGAGGCGTTCCTCGACGCGACCGCGCACGTCGACATGCGCGCCCTCCACGACCCCTTTCTGGCGCTGTTGCCGTCGGGAGCAACCATCCTGGACGTGGGGTGCGGCTCCGGGCGCGACAGCCTGGCGTTCGCGCGGCGAGGCTTCCGCGTGGTGCCGATGGAGCCCTGCGAGGCGCTGGCCTCCCGGGCGGAGGCGCTCCTGCGGCAGCCGGTGGCGCGGAGGCGTGCGCAAGAGCTGGAGGAGGTCGCGGCCTTCGACGGGATCTGGGCCTGCGCCTCGCTGCTGCACGTCCCGGCGAGGGAGACCCCGGCGACGCTGGCCAGGCTGGCGCGAGCGCTCCGGCCGGGAGGGATCCTCTACGCATCCTACAAGCTGGGCCAGGGAGAACGGGAGGGAGAGCGGTTCTTCCACGACCAGGAGGAGGACTCGCTGCGCGGGTTGCTGGAGGGGGCCTCGCTGACGATCCTGAAGCTGTGGCAGACCGACGACGCGAGGAAGAACCAGGGTCAGCGCTGGGTCAACGCCCTGGCCAGCCGCACGGACCGCTAGCGAGGCCCGAGGCTCACCGCTCGCCGCCGAAGAAGCGGGCGAAGGGCACGGCAACCGGGAGGCCGTCGAGGGCGACCTCCCAGAGGTGCCGGAGCAGGGGCAGCTCGTCCAGGGAAAGCTGACCCCGGAGCTCGTAGGCGGCCAAACCGGCGCGGAGCGTCTCTAGGATGTCGAGGCACTCCAGGGTGGCCCCCTCCATGCGGGCAACGGCGTCCGGGACCGACAGGCCCATCCCCAGCAGCTTGCCGAAGCGTCCGGTGCGTCCTCCGTTGGTCGTCACGTCCAGGTCACCCACCCCGGGCAGTCCGGAGGCGCTCCGTGGATCGCCCCCCAGCGCCCCGACCAGCAGACCCATCTCCCGGATCGCCTGGGCAAAGACCGCGGACTCGTGGTTGTGCATGGCGACGCTCCCGGGGACGCCGCCGCCCCGCTCATGGATGCCCAGCGCGAAGGCGATCCCCATGGCGTAGGCGTTCTTCAGCGCGGCGCACGCCTCGACGCCGATCACGTCCTCGCTGGTGAAGACGTGGTAGTAAGGCCCCCGCAGCAGCACCGCGAGGCGATCCAGGGTGGGACGATCTTGACCCGCGAGCACCACGCAGGTCTCCACGCGGCGAGCGAGCTCTCCGGCGATGCAGGGGCCCGCGATGGCCGCAGCGTGGACCCCCAGCTCCGAGGAGACCAGCTCCGGGAAGGAGATCAGCCGGTCGTCCCGCCGCTCGAGGCCCTTGGTGATCAGGAAGATCGGCCAGCGCGCCGCGGCGAAGGGGCGGAGCTGCTCGATGGCCCACCGCACCCCCCGGGAGTTGACCCCCAGCGCCACCACGTCGGCGCCGTCGAGCGCCGCGGGGAGCTCGTCGTGGTGGAAGGCTCGGACCGCCCCCGGCAGCGGGTACTTCAGCCTGAGGTGCTCCCCGGTGCGCCGCAGGTGATCGAGGATGTCCCGATCCAGGTGCGTCCCCACCAGCCGCACCTCGTGCCCGCGATCGACCAGCGGTAGCGCCAGCGCGCTACCCATCATGCCTGCCCCGAGAATGACCGTCGTTGCCATCGCGGCGCATCCTCGCTCCCCGGGCGAATCCGTGGCAAGCTCCCGGGTGGGTTTTGCAAGACACCATTCCGGCGTTGTTCCCGAGGAGATCTCGCATGTCGCTGAAGGCTCGTATGGTTCGTGGGCTCGGTCTGTGGTCGTTCGCGGTGGCGTTGCTCGCGTGTGACTCGTCGAGCGAGGAGGAGCCGGCGGGCAAGGCAGGGGCGAGCGGGAGCGCCGGGGCGGGCGGCGGGGCCGGGCAGAGCGGTTCGGACGCGAAGGATCAGTGCCAGAACAGCGAGGACCTCGGGTGGCTGAAGGGCGAGGTGAGTCCTGGGCAGACGGGGCGCGATCTGGCGCGGGAGAAGGCGGGGGACTGCGGGCTGGGTTGCCTGAGCGACAAGGCCCCGGACCAGTGCGCCATCGACTGCATGCTCAAGGAGGGGGTGAAGCTGTCGACCGGCTGCGCGGGCTGCTACGGAGGCATCGTGCTCTGCACGATCAACAACTGCCTGCCCAAGTGCATCGACGATCCGCAGGCGCAGGGCTGCAAGGATTGCCAGGCCGCGGAGGGCTGCGACGACAAGTTCTACGCCTGCACGGGCCCCCTCGACTGA